CGGTGGTCCACGGATCTTTTATCCAAGAAGTTTCATCATAGTTATTTATAAAATTAGATATTTTTTGATATTCTTCATTAGATAAAAAGTTATCTACAGTATATACATTCTTTAGAGAACTTCCTAACTTAGCAACATTTTTTAGATAAATTTCATCTTTTTCTAAATCAAGTTGTTTTCTAAAATCTTCATCATTCATCATTCTTTTCCTCCTTCTCGAACTAATAAGACGATAGCCCCATTATCCTCCAAAGCCTTCTTAACACGAATCATGTACTCTACAGCCTGTTTTTTAAGTTCTATCGTTTCTAGTGACATAAATACTTTTTCTTTTGCTTTAACTGTAATAAAGGTATCGTTATCAACTATTTCTAAAGAAAAACCCTTTGGGCATTGCAGAGATCTAAATGCTCTTTTCATTTCATTTGTATACATGCTACTCCATTGTTAGGGATTGCCATGTTGTTCCCCAGTCAAGTTTGGTTTTATGGCTAGAAAACTCTTTTGATATTTCTCCATTTTCCAAGTATACCCCACCCCAAACTCCCCATTCTTTACCAGATATTCCTACAGAAAAACATTCTTTTCTTACAGGACAGTTAGAACACATCAAGTCTATTGCAGGTCTTAACAGTTCGTCTTCTTCATACTTATCAAAGAATACGTTCGTGTCATAATCTAAGCATGCAGCATTATCTTTCCATTCATATTTATTCATGCTACCTTACATACTTGTCAGGTATTTCCCATCCATTTCTAGAAACGACAAAAATCTTTTTTAGGTGCCAGGAATTATTTTTTAATGTTCCGTACTTTGATGTGAAAGCCTTCTCTGACTTTATCATCTCTACAACATTCCATCCATCCCAGGACAAGTTGCTGTTTTTGGAAACAATAGTTTCCATTTTTTCAAGAGAACTAATTAATATCATTGTGTGTACTCCTTAGAAGTTGTATACGTTTGTGTTGATGTTTTTTGATCTTGACAAGTTTGCTAATTTAGAAACTTGCTCTTTTGGATTAGCGACAAAAGCAAAATGATTAAAACTATCTATGTTTTCTTCAACCCATTCAGGGCTAACTCTAAATAGTTTAATAGACTTTCCTCTAGCCTTCATTCCTCTTTCAGAAAGATTTACAAACTCTGATGCCATTGCACTAATGTTTCCTGGCCCAGCGGTATATAGGTAAAACTCTTTCTCATCTTCTTTTAATTCAGATAAGGCAACTGCCATTGCTCTAAGAAAAATGTTATAGTTTTTGAAACTAGGCGTCCCTTGAACCCCTACTATCATCACTTACTCCTTCTCTCAGTTTGTCCAGTATGAACAACATCTTATCTAATTGTACCTTATCCATGTGGGTCGTGTCAACTTGTACGGCATAGTCTTTGTGAATTAGGTCGTTTACTAGTGGTGCTGTGTAAAAGGCATTGTCTTTTACCCAGTACGCCTCATTTTCAACAATAATAACCCTAACATTTTCTCTTTCTTGACGAATTTTTGACTGACTTTTTTTGTTTATTTTCTCAACATACTTTCTTTTTATAGAGCGTTCATGGTGAAGCATAGACTGAGTCATTATTGGCTCATAAACTGCCCTGCTTCTAAAGAGTATTGTAGATCCTATTACTAATAATAATAGTATAGTTAGTCCCAATGCCCCGTATATGTTGTTCATAAACACCCCCAAGTAACCATTGTATCACTTTTCTCAATAAGAGACAAGCAACTTATAGAAAAATTTTAAGAACGTATTCTCCACGTCATAGTTTTTGGTCCTTGTTTTATCATTTGAAACATATGGTGTTTATATTGTTCTGTAAGGTCTGCATAAAGTTCTGGACTGACTTCTTCAAGTTTATCGGTAATAGAATAAAGCATTTCTCCTTTATTATCAATACCAGCCATCTCAATAGCCCCTTGCATAATTAAATGTTCTACCAAGGCTTCTCTTTTTGCATTCATTATTTACCCGATTTTTTTCTAGCCTTTACCAAGGCGTCAAAATCTTTTACTTTAGTATCTCCAAGATATCCCCAAGCATAGCCGTCATTGATCATCATGTCGTTAACAGATACTGTGTCTCCATTAATGTATAGCCAACCTAAGATACGACCATACTTCTCAGATGAATTCATCTTCTCAGTCTTAATTACAATAGACTTAGCATCCTTGAGAGCCTTTTTTAGATACTCCTTGGACTCAAGGCCAAGAGCCTTTTCAGCAAGGTCTCTTGTACGAGACTCAGGGGTATCAATACCTGCCAATCTAACACGGGATTGAAACAAAATATCAAACCCTAAATCAATAAGAACGTCAATGGTATCTCCATCTACTACATTCTCTACTTTTCTTACATAGTATTCATACATTATTTTCTCCCCCAGTTTACTTTATTCCATCCACGCTCATGGAAGTAATAAAGAATTGTTTTTGTAACTACCTCAAAACTTGCGATTGCTCCTGCAGTGATTGGTTCTTTGGTTATAAACCAAGCAATGACAAAGGTATCTGCTGTTCCTATTATACGCCAAGTGATGGCCTTAAGTGCTGACCTTTGTTTGGATACATTCATGCTGGCCAGTCCATATTCTTAATTCCAATTTTGTCTATAATTTTAGATACCCATTTCTTTACGTTTTTGCGTAGCCGATATAGCATGAATGTCTGCCCCCAAATCTACTTGTTCAATCTTATACCCTACATCTCTACCGTATACAATGTTGGTAATGTTAGGCAGTCTTAGTACTAATGCACCATCCATAAATTCATCCTTGGCAATATATTCTTTTACCTGATCAAATTTTAGGGGGTCTTTTTCGCTTGTATTGTAGGTATTACGGACTCCCAAAAGTACTTGGGCAGTTCTTTTTCCTGCCTCCTTATAAAGAGCGTGATGGCCTTCGTGCCAAGGCTGGTATCTACCTAGCATAAGGGTTGTAGGTTCAGACCAATCATGAAGTCCAAAGTGCTCAATAATCTCTGTTGCTTTTTCGTTTGCATTCATTGTGTGATCAAGAAAAGATATGTCAAAATTGCTGGGTACTTCAAACATTTTATTAGTGTCTTCGTACCTACCCTCTTCAATTGTTTCCATATAAATTAAGATATCTGGCTTACCAAACGCTTTGCGAGTTAGTTCAGTTGGGCATACAAAGTCAACAATAACAGGAGCAACACCCTGCTTTGCAATTAGGCGAGCCATCTCGCCCATACGTCGTGCCTGTTCAGTTCTATCTTCATGGCTAAACCCTAAGTCTGAATTGACTGTTGCACGAACCTCATCTGCATTAAGATGAATAGCATTAATACGTTCTTTGAGTGCCTTTGCTAGTTCTGTTTTACCAGAACCAGGAAGGCCAATAATCTGAATAATCATTTTTTTACCTTTCAATCATACTATAGTATCATATTTTGATACTGTAGTCAAACTGATCTATCTCCCAAGACCAATCTTCAGAAATAATATCTATATGCTTTGGTGTAAATATGTCTGCTGCTTTAATCTCTTTTGGCCTATACATTTTTTCTTTAGCATTAACAGATATTGCCCCAATTCCAACATCTTTCAATGTTTTATTAATTTGTTCTAAACCATCCTCATATTTGTAAATGGTTTTTGCCATTATCAAATTGTTCTTTGTGTATATATTTCTTGATACAAAACTTGTAATCCTTCTTAATTTACTTTCATTGTTGAAGTATCTATCAACATCTAATTTAGATGGATTAACTATACCACCCCAAGAAAATGACATATACATATGGGACAGGACAACGTCAAAAGGATTTCTTACAAAAACAACAGAGTTAGTCTTGTTTAATACTTCTTCACCCAGTATCTCTTCTATCTTGCTGTACGGAATATGATTATAAAAGTTATCAAAGTTGCGGGGCTTATGCAATAAATTTTCAGGATAGATGGGGGTTACTACTGCTGAATCATCTAAGACTTGAGATAGTTCAACCTCTAAAGATGTACCGCCAACCTTATAATTTTTTAACAATAAAAAGTTATGCCTGGCTGAATATATCATTGAATAAACTTATTGGGTAGGATGTCAACCATTAAATGTATTCGTTCAGTATCTCCATTGTTTTCTACGCTATGAATAAGATTGTTGTTTATTTCCCAACATTCTCCAACTTTCATATTTTTGCTTTCTTTATTAACAAAGAAAAGAACATTTTTATTTGTGGTTATTGGAATGTGATGTCTTCTTACTGCTCCAAGATAGTCCATTCTGTCTACATGCTCTGCAACACTTTTATGTGCAGGCATTTTAATAAAAACACATTTACCAACTTTTCCATCATGAATTAACTCAAGACTTTTAATGATAGGATAAAGAAGATCAATCATCACTGATTGACTATCATTTATTTTTAAGTCGTACTTGTCTCCAAAAGCCCAGGAATTTGAATGATCATAAACAAATACAGAGTTAGTTTCCTTATGTACTTCATATATTGTCTGCCTCTCTTTATTTTCAAACCACTCATCAGAATAGTCAGACAGACGCTCTGCTATGTTTGACACATCAAAGTTGCCATGAAATCTGTAGTTAAAAGGCTCATCTATCTTGCTAATCATCTTAATCTTTTAGTCTATCCTGCTTTAATTTATCTCGTTCGTCAAGTATTGTAATAGCAAACTTCATCATTTTGTCATACCCTACAGCGTTGTCCATTACTTTGTTATAGTGATGACCACAGAACAGAAGAACCCCATTTAAACCTGTAACCTGAACAAGAGCCTCTGCACCGCACCTATCGCATCGATCAATAGGAGACAGTTTCCACTCTTGCTTTACTTCTTCTTTAATCATTGTGAACATATTATACCCTTCGATTGTCGGTTTTATAAAATCCAGAGCCATTGAATGTAACTCCTATATCTGAGTATACACGAACTAGAGACTTATTGCAAGTCTCACATTTATACCCTGGATCTTCTTCTGACATAGATCTAATTTTTGTATATCTTGTTCCACAAGGCATACAGTCATATTCGTATGATGGCATTATTTTTTCTTTTGTTTAGCCTTTACTTGCCATACTGGAAGTTTAAGTTCATCTCCAGACCACTCATAGCCTAATGCTTTTACGATAAACCTAATTATTTTTATTCTCATTATTTAATTCTCCCACCAAATTTTGACCAAATTCTTTCATGAATATAGAAGAAAGTCATTTCTAGTGTTAGATATGACAGTCCATATAGACCAACATACTCCCACTCTGCCTCTCCAGTGTAATACTTAAGTACGAGATAGATTATTCCAGAAACAAAAGTAAAGTGTACAAATGGCCAACTGATTGTTTTTAGTAATGACTTTTTTCTAGATTCCATTATAGAGCCACATGTCCTTTGCCTCCGCCACCTGCTGACTTCTTTCCTGCTTTCTTGGCAGGCTTTGTAGGTGTAACTGCTTCTGCTTTGTTCAGTAATGGAGCATTTTCTTCACCAGTATAAACTGGACGACCCCAACCAACAACAGCATTGATCAACTTCTTCTTGTTATTCTTGACGTATGCACGAGTCTTCTCTACGCACATTCCGCCATTTCTTTGGTCTCCCTTTGCAGTTCCTGAAGTGTTTCCTTCAATAACTTGAATAGTTCCATCACCATTGTTCTTAATGCAAAGACCAACATGAGAAATACGATTTACACCATCTTCTGGGAAATCAAAATAAATCCAATCTCCTGCTTGTGGGTCATCATTACGAGCATCTGACCAACGCTCAGCCTTCTTAAACCAATCTGCTGCTGCTACTGTTGACGCAGACTTAGGGAATGATTTTACTCCCGCAGTAAATGCACACCAAGAAACGAACGACTGGCACCATGGTTGGAAGTTTACCTTAATCCATGCACCATACTTTGTTTCGTTATCCTTTGGGCCTTCTATTGTGCCCACTTCTTTCTTTGCAACCTCAATGATTGCTTCTAAACTACCTTTTGCTGCCATGTTGCTCTCCCTTAAGTTGTAATTAATTATAGCACATTTGACAAACCCCTGTCAAGACGGTCTAAAGGTGTATACTATACATATGATAATAACTAATCCAGATCCAGATATCTTTGTCATTAAAGATTTTATATCTGAGGGTGAGGCAAAAATCCTTGTGGACTTAGCGTTTAACGCTACACAAGAAGAATGGTCTAAGTATAACTATACAGAAAGACATGAAAATGATGAGTGGGAAGACAGAATGCTTATTCTTGAGCATTGTTCAGGTTTTTTAGATAAACAAAATAAAATTGTTAGCAATACCTTTAATAATATTAAAAAACAAATAGGGGAAATACTTAAGAAAGATTTGTATGAATACATAGGATTTAAAACAATATATAGATCAACCATAGGACAAGAAATGAAAACGCATAGTGATTCTGGTCTTGGTCCTAAGTTTAAGTACGGTGTTGTTCTTTATTTAAACGATGACTACGAAGGTGGTGAAATATTTTATCCCAATGTTGGGGTTGAGTTTAAGCCAGAAGCATGCAGCCTTGTTTTACATCCAGCACACGAGGCGTATAGACACGGAGTTAAAGCGGTATCTCTTGGAACAAGATACTCAATGACAGTTTTTTTAAAACTAAAATAGCCTTAAACTGTTACTAGAACTGGATTAAGAACAGACTTTGCTCCAGCAATAGCCTTCTCGATTTCAGAACAAACAAAGGCAAACTCTTCTTCAAAAATTTCTGGAGATCTGTCAGCGCCCATTGTTGGGTTTTTTCCTTCTGCAATCATTGCATCTTTTAAAGTTTTTTCAATGTCGTAGTTTAGGACTGTGCATGTAAAATGCTTCATTACATATCCATCCTTATCGATCAAATACTTCTCATAATTCCCACCCATTTGAACTCCATCGTAGAATCCGATGTTTAGCCAAGGTGATTTAAACTTTCCTTCAACATTTCCATCTTCTAAAGAATCTCTCATTGAACGCAACATTTCCATCTGTGATGAAATTTCTGCATATAATTCGTGAGGTGGTAGTGTTGGATGTCCTAGTCCGTTAGTTCCAGCGCTAAGTCCATTTTCCAATACTTCGTTTAGCAACTCATGAGGAACGGAAGAAACCATCTCTGAGTATTTAAAGGTTGTGTTATAAATTTCTTCTCCGTAAGCCTTTGAGTCTAGACCACAGGTAATTCCTTGTGACCACTTACCCTTAGTAACTCCTGGACCACAATAGTCGTTTGTTGGCACAGCGATAATCTCAAAGTCTTCGCTGTTGTATTTATCTTGAAGCATCTGTAAAACTTCTAGTTGATTAGCGTTACCGCAACCGACTGTAGTATTGGCAACTAACGTAACCTTACCCTTGTATTGCTCAAGGTGATTTGGTGTGCCTTCTGCTGAGTTTAGGGGGATGTCATAGATTGATTTCATGCTTACATTATAACATGTTTTTAAGGGCAGTTTTTGGTCATGCCCAGGACACCTATAGTTTACTTAGATCCGAATGGATAAGACAAACTCGACATTACAACTTTGGTCAAGGCATTAAGATACCCTGAAAAACTGTCGGTTGTGTTATTTCCAACAAATGTGGCTGCAGATTTAACAGTTGCAGGAGAAGTTCCATAGATAGTTACTGTAGATCCATTGTATCTAGTAATAACTGTCTTTCCAACAGCAACAACATCTACTCCAGGACCCCTGTTTGAAGATTTTTCCCAAACTCCTGGTGAAACAATTGCAGCAGTTGCAGTAGCATTAGGAATACATGAAGGATATCCAATTACTGTTGTAGACCCTTGATTGCCAGTTGAAACAAATGTTGGAATATTCTTTGCGCTTAGTGAAGAAATTGCAGCGTTTGCTGCTACATCAACAGGTAATTTAGGAGTAGAACATCTTGTTAAATTATCTGTAGAAACAGAGGCTTGGCTAATTGAAACAGCATCAATGCTATACTTATCAGCATTATTTGCAACCCAAGCAATACCCTTTGCTAGTGCTTCTTGAGTATTTACTGAGTTTCCAGTAGTAGAACTAATATCTGAAACTCTAACAAAAACAATTTTGACATTTGGATTTACCAAAAGTGCAGACTTTACCATAGCATCACCATGGTATGTTCCACCAGTACCCATATCTGTTGGCCAAACTTTTGTACCTGCTGATCCTGGACCTTCCATAGTGTTTGTTCCATTTGGACATCCAGTTATGGTTCCAGTAGTAAAGCATGCTTCGTATATTACAGATGGATGCTTTGCAGAATTAATTGCTGTATCAATAATAGCAAGAACTCTTTGATCTTGTGCCTGTGCTGGCTGAACTGCTGTGATTACAAGTACTGCTGATAGTAGTGCTAGTAGTGCTTTCTTCATTTATTTTATCCTTTGTTTGTTGTTTGTTTATTCTTTTATTTTAAAAACTACTTGACATGGATCTCCACCG